CTTTCGGGGGCGCCCCTGGTTATTGAGGGATTGGCGGCTTTAATCGCTTGCCAGTCCCCTCGTCGTGCCGCGTCAGCGGTCGACGATCGTCGGCAACGTGACCGGCATCGAAGCCAGAGCGACTTGCGCCCTCACGGAGATTCCGGATACCGGCACGACGGTGATGAGCTCGGCGACGCGCGACGGGTCAAGCTTGTTGAAGCGCGCGAACACCGAGAGCACCGTGCCGAAGCACGCCCGCACGACCGTCTCCTTGTAGGAGCTCTGGATCGTGCGCAGGTCGAGCCTCGCCTCGATCACCGCCTCGTTGAGAGCGCGCTCCGCAGCGCCCTGCACCGCGGGGTGCGTGACGAGCGGCGCGAGGTATTCGACGAGCCACGACTTCGCGCGGTCCGCGAGCAGCTTGTCGGTCGAGTTCGAGTACCCGAGCGCGACGTCGAAGAGCAGCTTCATGGCCGGGTCGACGCCAGGCTCCATGACGCCGGCGTAGAAGGAGTCGCCGCGGGCACGAACGCCCTTCGCCTTGTCCCACCCGAGCAGGTGACTGATCAGCCCAATCGACAGCTTCAGCGTGATCGGCTCCGCCGTGCCCCGGAAGACGGGGATGTCGACGTTGAACGCGCGCTGAACCGACGGATTGAGCAGCTCGGTGATGGTGTCGCCGAGGTAGACCATGTCGCGCCCGACGACGGCGCCGATGGTCTGCGCGCGCGACGGGAGCGGCCGCGGCTCGACCATCTGCTCGGCCGACGTGTAGAGCAGCACGGCGTAAGGATCGTCGAGGAAGACGACCTCGGGGGTTGCCGCGAAGGCGCGGCTGCGCCACTGACTCGCTTTCGAGCAGCCCAGGATCAGCCGCACGGGGCCCGGAACGTCACCGCCGAGGTCCGTGCGGGCGAGCGCGACCGTATCCGCCCTGTGCATCGCGATGACCAGCGCGTCGAAGGACGGCACGTTGAACATCACGACGTAGGGCGACGTCTCGGTGCCGCCCTGCGGCCTGTCCTCGCGCGCGATTTCGTCCGCGACGATGTTCACGAGAGACGTGAGCGCGTCGATCGAGCCGACGGTGGTGTTCACCACCGACGAGATTGTCGAGAGCCGAGCGTACTCGGGCGAGAGCAGGGCCAGCTCGGTGCGGCCTCCGCCTTGCTTGCGCACATCCACGACGTCGAACCTCGCGGTCTGCCCGTGGTACCCGTAGAGGACCGCGCCCCGGCGCGTGCCATCCGCGGTGGTCACGGGAACGCAGCCGACCAGCTCGGAGAAGCCAGCCAACGACATCATCTCGACGGACGGAGACGACTGGATGGTGGACAGCACGGCCGTGCACGCGTCCTTGCGTTCCTCGACCGACGCGGGCGAGGCCAGCTCGATCGGCGACTCGAGGACTGCCATCGCCATGAAGTTGGCGACAGACGCGAGGTTGATGAGCGGCCCGTGCGCGCGCAGGGCGAGCGGCGTGTCCTCGGGGGACCGCAGCCAGGTGCGGACGCAGCCGAGTGCGACGTCGATCTGCTGGAGGCGCAGCTGGATCTCGGGGATGACGTGCGAGATCTGGCGGAACATCCGCGCGAGCACGTCGGCGAGCACCTGCGGCGTGCACTTACTGTCCAGCGCGCGTCCGACCTCGGCGATGCGCGAGTCGGAGAACACGCCGCGCAGCGCGTCGATCAGCATGAGGCGCCTGATCTCCTCGTAGCCGAGCGCGAAGGACCGAGCGATGCCGACGAGGCGTTTCTCCTCAGACACCTGGACCATGTTGAGCGGGCCCGACGTTAACACACGCACGATCACGTACGAGAAGGCGTCGATCAACGACTCCTGCGCGCCAGCGCCCATCGCGCGGGTCACCGTCTCGTGCACGAAGGCCTCCGAGACGAGGTAATCGCGGGTGGGCAGCGCCTGGTTGGCGCGGGGAAAGAGCTCGGCTACGACGCGAGTCGTCATCGCTGGCGAGCTGAGGAGCATGCGGAACTCCTCCAGGGCGCCCTCGCCTGCGAGGGCCTCGGCGAGGAGCAGGGCGAGCGCTTCCTCCGCGTCCGGGCCCGAGAGGATCGCAACGCGATAGCCCGGGAACCAGCGCGAAACGAGCACGTCGGTCGGCTTGTGGAAGCCGGTGATGCCCGAGACGTCGGCGGACACGGTCGGGTCGACCGCGAAGGCGCGAACGAGCTCGGACTGACTGAGCAGGAGGTCGCGGAGGACGGGAGACTGAGTGGGGCTGAAGTTCATGGTTTAGACCTTTTGCAGAGCGTTCATGGATGTGCGGCTGATGGCCACGGGGGGGCCGTCGTCCTCGGGGACTTCGAAGGTGTACTCGATCGGAGCAGGGGCGATCGCCCCGTCCCTCAACGAGAAGGTGAACGGCACCTTCTTGCGAAGTGGCCGTTGCATCGCGTAGCCGCTGAATGTCGCGGCCTCATCGGCGTCGCCGGTGCGCGACTCGACGATGATCAGGGACGAGGTAGCGGCCGACAGCTTGTCCAGAAACTCGGCCGTCACGTCCGCGTCAGAGTTCATCGGGTTCACCGTCGCGACGATCGTGCGACCCCCCGCGGCGAGCGAATTCGACACGCGCGTGAGCATGGTGAAGAATCGCGCCGTCATGCCTTTCGACGACGCGGCGCCGGTGAGCTCGAAGAGCACGCCGCGCAGCGAATCGATCACCGGGAGCCGGTCCGGCCTGGCCATCTGCCGCGCGATGGCGTGCGCGAGAGCCAAGTCGGCGGAGTGGAAGTGCTCGGCGGCCGCTTCCCTGGCCTCGTCGAACGGCTCGACGGCGTTGAGCTTGATCAACCCGGGCACGGCTCGACGGAGCGCCCGCACGAGTGAGGTCTTGCCGGCGGACGTCTTGCCGGAAATGAGGACCAGGCCGGGATTGAGGAGCAGGGGGGGATTGAGCGGCAGCGTGAAGGCGTTCCCTGCCACGCGCCCCGACCCGCGGCCGACCACGGGCGCGTCGAACGGGCCGTCTGGCTTCCTCGTCTCGATGACGAAGCCCGAGCCGGCGGCGTCCGGGTCGATCGAGAAGTACTCGGAGCCCATGAAGCCGACGTACTCGTGCGCGGCGGAGGTGATGATCGCGTCCCTGACGGAGGAGAGAGCGTCAGCCATCGCGCCTACGAGGCCGTTGGTGGGCGGCTCGCCCATTGTTGCGTTAATCTTGGTCATTGTTCACCTATTGAACAGGCACTTTGTAAAGCGGCCTGAGGTTGCTGAAGAAATCGGTGTGAGGTATGGTCGCGACAATCTCGTCGAGTAGCTCCTTGCTGACGGTGGAGGGATCCACCTTGTAATGGATCACGGCCGGGTTCGCGCGAACCATCGCGTCGATCTCGCTCAACGGCTCGTGGACGGCGAGCTGTTGGGCGAGCAAGGTCGGGTTGAAGCCGAGCTCGGCACGACACGTGGTCTCCAAGATGCGCAGGGCGTCTCGGAAGGTGGGCATGCGCTGATACACTTGCAGCCTGGCCAAGTAGCCGCGCGCGTACGGCACCGGACCGGCCCTGTCGATGCTGTCCTCGCGACACAACATGTTCGCGAAGAAGGTCACCGGGTTCGGGTACGCCTCCTTCCTGCCGTCCGGGAGTGAGGTGAAGACGTCGCCGAGAAAGATAACGGGCGTCTCGACCTCGAGGATGGCGTAGGGTGACGAGGGCTTGAGCAGAGCGGAGGCGACACGGTCGATGTTCGTCATGAAGACAGCGTCGTCGCTCATGTCCATCAGAGCGTGGTCAGGGTTTCTGCCCTGCAAGAACGCCTCAAGCTGCGAGGGCGAGTGCAGAGCACCGACGTCACGATAGAGGACGCTGTAAACGAAGGTCATCCACAGCTTGCCCCAGTCCGGATTGATCGCGATGCCTGACGGCAGACCCGGGTGGTTCGCGAAGGATTTCGGATCCCGCGGATCCCCCCCGAACACCGGGTTGTACGAGTCCGGCGTCTTGGCCCACGGCGGGGGACAGACGAACGGCGCTTGGTACGCACGTCGAACGAGCTCGACGACGCGCTCGTCCATGTATGCCGGCAACAGGTCGCAGACCTCCTTCAGGAACCAGCGCGGTATGAGCTTGTCCATCGTCTTGACGTCCGAGCCGATCACGTGCTTGAACCGAGAGACTCGCTCGGCCTTATCGGCCGAGCCTCGCGTCTTGTACGTGAACTTGAACCGCTCGAGGTAGACCGACCTGTAGGCGCCGAAGAAGGCGGACAGGAAGTAGTTGACGACCCCGTTACCACCGAAGACGTCTCTTCGCCTCATGCAGAAGTGGCCTTCGATCACCGTGCCGTCCGCCCGCCGGGCGCGCATGTCGGCGGTCGTCTTGCCGAGATACTTGCCCTGCCTCGCCTCTTCCTCGGTGGGCGCGGTGCGCGGGCGAGACGAGTACGACCCGTCCTTCGCCCTGACGATGCGGTTGGCCTGCTGACGCTCATGAATGGCGTAGAGCAGGATGGCGTGATAGTCATTCAGCCCGTCGTCGAGGTCCGACGTGCCCCCCGTCATGGACCGGAGGAAGTCGTCCGGGTTGCGCAATGCTTTGAGGACCGCCAACTTCTTGTACGTGTTGTCAGTCGCGAAGTACGGGAAGGAGAAGCTCGCGGCCTTTCTGATGTGCAGGTCCGTCGGGGTGGCGCCCCCGAAGAAGAGCCTCACGAGCTCGGCCAGCCAGGGCCGGTCGAGAGGCCTGATCTTGTCGGCTACGCCAGCGGACTCGACGAAGCTGTCGTTCGACGTGAGCGGGATCGGCAGCGGGTCCATGCCGATGCCCGACACGTTGCGGAGCACGTCGTAGTTGTCCGGCACGCCACTCGGCCCGCAGAAGCCCGAGGGGAGAGTGTCCACCGGGAACTCCTTGTTGAGCTGCTCCTGGAGACGCTCCTTCAGTCGGAGAGCGGCGGGCTCGTCCGCCCAGACGAAGTCCTCGCGTGACAGGCGCCTCGGGTCGGGCTCCATGGTCCGAGGCAGCACGGCGTTGGCGCGCTGCACCCTGGGCCTAGAGAGCCAACGCTTCGCGCCCGTGGCGCCGAAGATGTACTCGTGAGAGGGATCAATCCTCATCGCTCGCCTCCGGTATCGGCAGGGCCGTGGCGGCACGCCGGAATGGGTCGACAACGCCCTTGCGGACAGCGGGCGAAGCAGGAGCGTCCTTGGGCGCTGGACCCCCAGGCAGCGCCCAGGGGGTGGAGTCCTTCGTCGACTGCTCGACGGCCGCACGGCGGGACACCGCCTCAGCAACCTCGGGCCAGTCGAGGCGCCGCAGCCCGATCGTCTTGCCCGCCTGCGTGAAAACGACGTCGTACCTCACGCCGGGAAGCTCCATCAGCACGAAGACCCGCTTGGGGACAACGAGAGCGCGCCAAACGGCGGCGAGGGCGGTGAGCTCGCTGCCTGAGAGGAGGCAGACGGTCAGCTCGTTGCCAGGCTCGGCGCCCAAAGGGGCGAGCCGCGCGTAGAGGGAGCCCGTTGGAGCGAGGCCCGTGAGCTCGTTGGGCAGCGCGGCGTCCGTCGGAACGACGAAGACGCTGCCGCGTATCTCGACAGAGTCCACCACGAGCGCGGACGGATCGGGGGAGACGACGATCTGATCGTCGGCGTCGTCCGCTTGTTGTTGCTTGAACATGATTACCCTTTCGTTTGGTCGTCGGCACCCGGCCGACGGATGGCTTGCAGGACACGAGCGAGCTCGGCTTTGATGTCGACCTCGGGGAGGTCGAAGAACGCGTCTGACGCTGGCGGCTGCTCGAGTGAGGAGAGGACGTCGACCGCGGACTCCCTCCACTCCGGACAGTCAGCGTCCAGTAGGCTGATCGCGGCGGCTAAGTAGGCCGCGCGAGACCGCGTCTTCGGGTCGCGACTGTGGCCGGCGAGGTAGTTGAGGAACGCGACCGCGAATGACAGTCTGGACTGATTCTCTGAGCGTGTCACTTTATGCTCCTAGTTGAGCGCGTCTGAGCCAACCGCCGGCACCATGGTGGCCACTGCTGCCCAGGACGACACGGCGGACTTCGCCACGTGGGAGAGAGCGAGCGACAGCTCTACGTGGCTCAGCTCGCACGCCTGGATGAGCGAGCTGGCGAGGCAGATCGCCTCCGGCGAAACAGGGCTGGTGCAGCCGTGTTCGAAGTAGAAGCCGATGGCGTTGAGCGCGAATCCCTTCGCGGTGATCACTGCCTCGACTCTGGACCGGACGAGCGGGACGTCGAGCGTGTGGCGCAACCCGAGATCGCGGGGCTGCACGGCGTTGAAGGGCGAGGGCATGACGTGCCTCAAGACGCCCAGCAGGTGGTCGGCGCGGATGAGGGACGTGGCCGCGAGGCGCACTCTCTCGTTCGCGAGTTGCAGAAGCGTACTCGGCGAGTCGACAGGCCTGGACGACTGAGCGGCGAACCACGCCTCGATGCAATCGTAAGTCGGCGCTCCGAGCGCGAAGCGGACGAGCAGACGGTCAGGACCGCCGGGGATGTTTGTTGAATACTTCACGGTTGTTCCTGCAGTTAGAATGAGTCAATGCTGCCGCCGCACGCGTAGGCGTGCTTCAGAGTGAGGTCCAGGGCGACGAGAACGTCGCGGTGCTCGAACCAGTACGCGTCGAAGAATTGGAACCCGGCCCCCCTGGACAGAGGCTGAGACAGGTTCCACGACTCGGCAACAAGTCGGTCGTCGACATGAACGACGTACCTGAACTCGTTGAACGCGTTGCGGTAGAAGATCGAGCTCTCCGTCTTCAACGAGGGCAACCCTTCAACGAAGCCCTTCTCCTCGATCTCGTCGATCACCCGGCCCACGTACAAATCGAGCGAGCCGGTCGAGACGTATCGTAGGCCCGACGGCGATCGCCGCAGTTTCGAGGCGTCGTGCTGCAGCGGCTTGCCGGCGGACGTGAACGTCGTCTCCGTGTCCGAGTAGATGACGTCGCGGATAGGGTCGTAAACGATGATCGTCATCACTTGCCTCCCCGGGCGACAGCCTCCGCCGCCTCGATCGCCGAGTCGAAGGCGCGCCGCTGGCGACGCGCGAGCGAGGCCTCGTACGCCGAGCCGACTATAGCGGTGAGCACCAGGTCGATTGTTGCGTGCTCCTGGCTCGTGAGAGTTACGAGCCGAGCGAGCTGCATCGGGTTGTGGTCCCTGAGCAGCCGGGCCAGTCTCAGGCCCATCGTCGACGCCAACGCGTACGCGCGGCGCTCGACATCGTGGAGGCCGCTCCTGACGGTCTCCATCTTGACTCCTGAGCGAAAGGCGAGCTCTCGAGCTGAAAGCCCCAGAGAGAAGTAGTCTCTGTACCAGCCCACCTTGACGAGCGTGGACGTGAAGGCCTCATCGGCCTCAGGGCTAAGCTGAGCAACCAGCTTGATCTTCTCCTCGACTGTCGAGGTGAACGAGGGAAAAGAAGAGCCTGTCATTGGTTTCTCCTAGTGAAATCGCCCAAAGTGAATAAAGCTCTGGGTGCCACGCTGGCGTTGCGCGACTTTAGGCGCCATCGACATGATGGTTGGCCACAGCCTAGCCGGCTGGATTCGGAACGTAAAACCGGGGCGGCTTGAAGCCGGCCGCCCGCCCAGAGATCCGGGATCCCTG